CATTGATAGCGACGGTAACAGCGCTGGTGAAGACTTTATAATCGGTAAAGATCGCACAGGAACTTCAGGAGGTACGGAGTTATTTAGGGTGCAGGAAGATGGCAACGTCGGGATTGGTACTAGCCCAGACTACCCACTACACATAAGTAGCACCGGAGTAGTGTTAGGCTTGAACGCAACTAGCGGCGCAGTTTCTCAACGCTTTAACGAAAACGGAACCGCAAGATTTTTCTTATCTACACTTAACGGCTCTAACGGTTTGGCTTTTGTTAATGGCGACGGTGTTTCAGAACGCATGCGCATAGATTCCAGCGGCAACTTGCTGGTGGGGAAGGCTACAACTGCCCTTGAAACCGTTGGTATTAATTTGTTCGGCACAGGAAGAATTCTAGCGACAGCGGATGGAGATGATGTTGTAGTATTAAATCGCAAAAATTCGGACGGCGACATTGCAGTATTTAAAAAAGATTCCAGCACCACAGTCGGGTCGATTGGTACTTTATCGTCAAAAATCCATGTTGGCTCAGGCGATACATCTTTATTCTTTGACTCTTTAAGAGATGCCTTAGTACCGCACAATGGGTCTACAAATGCGGCGCGAGATGCAGCCATCGACTTAGGAAGAGATGTTGTCCGCTTCAAAGACCTCCACCTGTCAGGCAGTGTTTTAGCAGGGAGTCCTTTGCTGATTGGAATCAGCTCTGCGGCAGGGGTAGATGGTAGTGCGTCTGATGCAAATAGCGCAGAGGTTGGTAGTGGCTACATAAACCTAAATCGTGATGACCTAGCTCACGCTACACAAATACAGTTTGGTAAAAATGGAGCTGTCGCAGGAAGAATCCACACAGATGATAGGCTTTCAATCGGAACAGGTTCGACTGGGATATATTTTTACAATACTGGAAATTCCGTTCTACCTTTTGATAATTCTGCGGCTACCCCCGCATCAAGAGATGCCGCTATTGATTTAGGGAGTTCAGGCGCCCGCTTCAAAGACCTCTACCTATCAGGCGGTGTGCAAAATATTACGGCTAGTGGAGTCGCTACCGGCACACTGATCAGCGCAATTTCTGGAGTAACTAACGGATTTCAAATCTCTGCCAATACTAGCAATGAGATGACTTACGACTTCAACACTGGTGCCGGGCTGAAAATGAGGCTGACAAATGATGGCAACTTGCTGGTAGGTCTTACAAGCATTTCTGATGCTACTAGCAGATCATACGGCAACGCTTTTTCAGGCACTAGCTCTAATCCAAACTGGAAAAGTTGGGGAAGCGGTTCACATACTCATGCACAGTTTAGGAATGGAACGTCTGTAGTAGGAAGCATAACAAGTACATCGTCAGCTACAGCCTACAACACTTCATCAGACCAACGCCTCAAGGAAAACATCGTAGACGCACCTTCTGCTTCTGACGACATTGACGCTATCCAAGTGCGTTCGTTTGACTGGAAAGCTGACGGGTCACATCAGAAGTACGGCATGGTTGCACAAGAGTTGCAGAGCGTTGCACCTGAAGCTGTGTCTGGCGATGCTGACTCAGAAGAAATGATGGGCGTTGACTACAGCAAACTAGTTCCAATGATGCTCAAAGAAATCCAAAGCCTACGCGCAAGAGTCGCACAACTAGAATCTTAACAGGAGACAAACATGACAACTTGGACAATCTCAACTTTAGAACGTGAGTTATCTGACGGTGGCGTAATCGTCGCACACTGGCGAGCTACTGCGGTAGACGGTGACTTCTCTGCTTCAAACTACGGCACTGTAGGCTTTACACCAGACCCTTCTGCATCAGGCTTCATTGCTTATGACTCGCTGACTGAAGCTGACGTAATAGGCTGGGTACAAGCAGAGTTAGATCAAGACGCTATTGAGGCATCGCTGGCTGCTCAGATTGAAGCAGACAAGAACCCAACTCAAGCAGCAGGAGTACCATGGTAATGGATTTAATGGAAATTGTAACAACCTTAACAACTATTGTAACTGTAGCATCTCTTATAGCTGCTACCACACCAACACCTAAAGACGATGAGTGGATTGCAAAACTATATAAATTTATAGATTTGTTAGCTATTAACATTGGAAAGGCTAAACAGTAATGCAGGAGGAAACTAAAGCAGTAATAGACGCAGTAGCTATCGGTGGCACCGTTGGGACGTTAGCTGGTTGGCTACCGCCTCTAGCTGCTTTAGCGACCATTGTATGGACTTGTATTAGAATTTGGGAAACTCCCACCGTAAGAAACCTTTTTAAAAAAGATGAAGAGTAAGCATTATGGGTAAAAAAAATAGGAACACTAATAAGGCTTTAAAGGCTTTGAAAAGGAAAAGAGCTGCTTTTACAAAAGGTGGGACTCGTTACCTTAAAAATTCTGGTGGTGGTTTTGATCAAAATCCAAAAGATACTGATGGTGATGGTGTCGCAGATCAGTATGATTCCGACCCAAATAATCCTGATGTCCCTGTTAAGACATCTCCTGATCCTGTTTCTGTTATGGACCCGGCTGCTGGTAAGCTTGTAGAAACTCCGACGGATCTTCCAAGCATCGAAGTTCAAAAGCCAGAGGTTGCTAAAGCTGGTGTAGAAATATCTATGGATTATAGAGGTATGGCCGAAGCCGCTGCAGGAAAAGCAGGTAAAGGCGCTACTGTACGCTGGGCAGAAGATAAAAACTCTTTTATTTATCAGCCTCGCGGAGCAAAACCTCAGTATTTAACTCCGCGTGAAGTTGAAAACTTATTTAAAGTTTCTGAAGAAGATTTTAAAAAAGCTGAAAAGTCTATTACAACTAAAGACGAAGATATTGAAGCTCTTGAAACAGAAGGTAAAGATATAAGCACAGAAGATAGAACTGTTACTGCTACAGATGTTTCGAGTACAGGCGCAGGAGAGGCTAAACAAGCTGAAGAAGCTCCTTTTGGTTATGATGCTCAGAATGTCGCTAGGGCCTTTGCAGAAAAAACAGGTCTTAAATATAAAGTCGGTAGCGATGGTAAAATTAGATTTCAAGATGGTCGAGGTAATACATTTACAAGAAGCCCTGAAGACTTAATAGACGAGTTTGAGTTAGAAGGAGACTTCGGAGCCTCAGGAGAAGCTGCTAAAGTAGATGCAGCTACTGTGGGCGAAGACAAGGTTACTGTTGATGCAGCTACTAGAGATAAAGAAGAAAAAGTACAAGAAGCTACCGCTGCTACAATAGGCGATGAAGAACCTTTTACAGTGTCTGCTGCAGAACAGGATTTAGATGAAGATAAGGTTACTAAAGCTAAAGTTCAAGTACCTACAACTGATAGGGCTGCTAAAACCTATGCTAGTCCAGCACAAGCAGCGGAGTCTTATGGTATAGATTTAAATACAATTCAAGATCCTGAAGTTCGTACAAGAACTGAAAATACTATATCGGCTAGAGAAGCTAAAGATGTTTTAGATATTGTATCGTCTGAAGGTGTCGATTTAGAAAAGATTCCTGAGTTTATTATTGCTAATCAACGTGAAGCTCAAGTAGGTGTTGCTGCAAAAGGCATCGAAGAAAAACTAGGAGAAACTCCTAGCGTAGACTTACAAGGTCGAAGAGCTATTACAGGAGATGCTCCTAAAGGTACTGCAGCTCAGATAGGTGGTGTACCAACTCTAGCAGCTTCTCAGATGCAAGCAGTTACCGGAGAAGCTCGACAAGCTGCTGCGGCTGACATGATGTCTGTTGTAGGCAATATGCCTCCTGAGATTACTGCTGCGGTGTCAGAAGATCCTGCAACTGTAGAGGCTCAATTAGATGATCCTAATACAGCTCCTGAAGTTAAGGCTGCTGTAGCTGCTTTACCTCAAGAAGCTTTAGTATCTGTTCAGATGGAAAACCTTTTGGCTGGTATGGAAGAAGGTAAGACTCCTACATGGGCTAGACCTGCAGTAGCCGCCGTTGAGCAACAAATGGCTAGAAGAGGTCTTAGTGTTTCTACAGTAGGCCGTGATGCTCTTTTCAATGCTATTATTCAAAGTGCCTTACCTATGGCACAAAGTAATGCACAAGCCTTGCAGCAACGCGCACAGCAAAACTTAAGTAATGAACAACAAGCTAACTTAGCCTCTGCTCAAAATGTTATGCAGATTCGTATGCAAAATCTTTCTAACCGTCAGACAGCAGCATCACAGACTGCACAGATGGCGCAACAGATTAAAATGCAACAAGGTCAGTTTGAACAAGAAGCTGTACTGACAACTGCCCAACAAGAGCAGCAAGTTAGGATGGTTAATATTCAAAATGCTCAACAAAAAGCCTCTCAAGAATCTTCACAGAGACAGCAAACTGCTTTAGCTAATTTAGATGCTGGCAGTCGTATGGACTTAGCAAACTTAGAAGCTCTTAACTTAGCAGGAAGAGAAAACTTAAATGCTGCTCAACAGTCTAAACTAGCTTCGTATCAAGCTAATGTAAATAGAATAATGCGCCAAGCAGAGCTAACTCAAGACATGGAAAAAGCCAATCTTGATTCTAGTCTTCGCATGGAAATGATGAATCTTACTGAAAAGAATGCTGCTGCAAGAGATAGTATGACAGCAGAAAACCAAGAGCGTCTTGTTAATTTACAAAACCTTGTAGACTTTAAAAAGACTAATGCTTCAATGGCACAGCAAATGGAACTTGCTAATATGTCTAACGAGCAGCAAATGGAAATGGCTAACTTAGCTGAAAGAGCTGCTACTGACTCAGCAAACTTTACTGAAGCCAATCGCTTTAGGCTCCAAGAGCTTACGACTTACGTTAATGTAATGTCACAGAATGAACAGCTTAGACAAAACTCAGAGCTTGCCAAGTTAAGCGCACAAGAAAAAATTACTCTTGCTAATTTAACTTCTAAGAACCAAGCTGACTCTGAAAACATGACGGCTACTAATGTTGCTAATTTACAGGGTTTCGAAAAAAGAATGCAAGCTGCTCAAGTAAATGCTCAGTTAGCGCAGCAGTTAGGTTTGGCTGACTTAAGCAACGCTCAAAATGCTGCTATGTTAAATGCTCAGTTAAATGCTAATCTTGATATGAAAGATTTAGATTTTGAACAGCAAGCGGCTATTGCTAACAGTCAGTTTATGCAGACTTTAACTCTAAAGAATTTAGATAATAGACAACAGTCTGCTTTACAACAAGCTACTTTATTGTCTCAAAGAGATATTGCAGAAGCTGATTTAGCTACTAAAGCTTCTATAGAAAATGCAAGAAACTTCTTGCAAAGAGATTTAACTGATTTAGGTAACGAACAACAATCAAGTGTTCTTGAAGCTCAGTTAAAGCAACAAAGATTACTTTCTAATCAGGCTGCTCAAAATGCTGCTAAACAGTTTAATGCTACTTCTGATAATCAAATGCAGCAGTTTGTCGCTAACTTAGAATCTAACTTAAGGCAGTTTAATGTATCTCAAGCTAACAATATGTCTCAGTTTAATTTAACTGAAAAAAATAGAATGGCTGCAATAGACGCTGGTAATGATTTAGAAGCTGCTAAATTTACTGAACAATTATCTGTACAGGTTGATCAGTATAACGCAGAAAACGAATTTAGACGTGAACAATGGAATGCTGCAAATGCTCAAGCTATTGAACAATCTAATATTCAGTGGCGTAGACAAGCTAACTTAGCTACTACAGCCGCAGAAAATGCTGCTAATCAAGAAGCTGCTCGACAAAGCTTTCAGTTAACTACAACTGAACAAAACTTTATGTGGCAGCAGTTAAGGGATGAAGTAAGTTATTTAAGGCAAGGTTACGAAAATGATCAGCAAAGAAGAACTACTTTGTTTGCTACAGCCCTTGCAAATGAAGGCGAGTCTTTTTCTTCAAAGAATATACAAACTTTAGTTACTGGTATAATAACCGCATTAGGAGGCGATTAATGGGATTTTTCAGTAGCCTTTGGAAAGGCATAAAAAAAGTATTTAAAAAGATCGGCAGTAAAATTAAAAAAGCTGTTAAGGGCATTGGTAAGTTTGTAGGTAAACTTGGTATTGTCGGTCAGTTAGGTATGATGTTTATTATGCCACATGTAGGAGGCTTTCTGATGAAAGGTCTAGGCGCTGCAGCCAAAGGTTTAATGGGTGTAGCGGGAAAAGGCCTTGGAGGAAGTTTAGCTAGAGGCTTAGGAACTGTTTTAAATACAGCACATAAGTTTGCTACTACAGCGGGTAATGCTTTTGGTACAATAACTGACGGAGTTAGTAACTTTGCTAAGACTGCATTAAATAAAATTCCGGGTATTAGCATCGAAGGTGCAGCCACTAACTTCTTTGGTAACGACAGTGCTTGGTCTAGAACTTTAGATACAGGTTCTAGAATCTTAGATCCTTTTAAGGGTTCTACTTCTTTCGGCGCTGATACTTCTTTTGCAGACGCTGCTAACAAAACAGGTATAAGAGAAAGTACTTTACGTGAGTTAAATCCAAACATTTCCGGTAATGTTATAGAAGCTGGTACAGTTTTACGTACTGATATAAGTCAGGCTGGCTTTAATGCTGCAGGTATGGAATCTTTACCTAACGCTGCTGTTATGCAGCCACAAAGTAGTATAATCCCTACTCAGGAAACACTTAGTTTGCAAGGCGCACCTACACAAGAAGCTTATGAGTTTTCTCCTGCTACTACACTTGAGGCTGAAACTGGTTATCAATACGACCCAGACACAAAACAGCGTGTCTCCGGTTCTACTACTACTGGAATGTCTGACCCACAGGCAGGTGTGCAAGGTACACCACCAGCGCCAGCGCCAACGGCTTCTTTACTAGAAAGGGCTGGATCTACTATTAAAAGAAAATTTGAAAGCGACCCATTAGGTGTTGTGCAACAAACAATGGATTTAACACAACAAGCTCAACTTATGACCGCAGAAGATCCTGATGTGTTCTACGGTGGTGGCGCACAACTTCAATCATTATATGAACCTACTATTGGTTATCAACCTCAACAAGCTTTTGCAACAGACATGTCTCAAGGGCCTTATGGATATAGTGCTTTTACACAGGGTTATGACTTTAATCAAATGAGTCCTTACATGTACTACATGCAACAACAACAAAGGTATGCCGCAGCATGAATGAAGATTTTATAAAGTATAGTTCTAAAATGGATAGACCTATTCCGGGGGAGTCATTAACAAATGATCCTGAAAATCCTTATCCTTGGGAAAAACCATCTGAGTTTACTAATGTCGTTAAGGCTTCAGAGTATCTATTTGAAATATTAACTGAAGAAGAAACATACGTAACTATGATGACTGCCATAGAAGACGGTACACCCGTTATGGATATTGCACAGGTCTTTTTGTTCCAAGGCTTTAATCAAGGCAAGTGGAACCCTGATTTAATGTTACTCCTCATAGAACCGGCTACTTATATTCTTATGGCTTTAGCAGAACGTGCTGGTATTGATTATAAACTTTATACAGATGAAGAAAAAGAAGACGAAGCAGAAGCTGAATTATTAGGGGTTAACATAGCCCAAGAAAAGTTTAGTAAAATTAAACAAGCTAAAGGATCTATGAAAGTTCCTGAAGGTATTTTACCTGCAAGCATCGAGGAAAAGATCGAAGAGCTGCCTCAACCTAAGAGCTTATTGGAGAAAGTATAATGGCGATAGACGATTTAGGATTTAGTCTTTTAGAGCGTAAAGGCGAACAAAGTAGACGCGCTAGAAAAGAAGCTCGCAGGGCTGACAAATATGCACTTATTGGTGGTGTAGCTAAGTTAGGTCTTGGTTTTGCTAATAAAGCCTTAGAAAAAAAAGCTGAGTCATGGATGCAAAACGAAGATGTTTTAGCTAACAAGCTTGCTTATAAAAGAAGCTATGATGATGCTTCTCAAACTCTTAAAGATGGAGAGGCTGCTGATAGGTTTGTAGGTGGTGCTAGAAGCTGGTTAATAAGTAAAGTAAGGCCGGGAATTAAAGCCGAGTATGACTTAAATGTTGAAGAAGGTATGTTAGCAGATCCTGATGCTTATGAAAAAGAAATTACAAGAAGAACAGAAGAAATTGTAGGTACTGTCGATGGCGATGGACTTTATGGTAAATTTAATAGAGCAAGACAGGCCGCTTTAAAATTAACTCCTGATTCAGATTATAATACTTTTGTTGAAAATAGAAATCCTGCGTATCGTAATGTGCGGGATGCTATTTTAGGTTCTTTTTCTAAAGATAAACCGAACAAAGAAGCCTTTGTAGATTCTGTTTTAAACAGTAAGTTTAGTAAAAATAGTGAGGCTTATACGGCAGCCTCAACAGCTTATAAACAAGGGCTGTCTGCAGCAGGTGCTGTAAAACTTGGGGATGCTGTTAAAGAGCAATTTGAACTTAAAGATGAAAATCAACGAGTAAGCAGTGAAATAATATATAAACAAGATCCTAATAATATTTCCATTCCAGTTGAAAAAATAACAATTAAAAATATCAAAACAGGTGAATTAAAAACAACAATAAATCCAGTTGCAGGAAATGAAGCAAGCAAAGCTTTTGTAGCGGGTGAAAGAGCTAAGGTTGAAATAGTAGAACGTGTAAATCAACATACAGGACAAGTAGTAAAAGTAGCTATTGCTGTAGGGGCAAACAATGCGGTTGTTGAAACAATGTCTACAGGTAAAATTTCTCCTGATTATTTCCCGGCTACTGTACCTGAAGTTTCAGATGCTAATGCTGATAAAGGTCGTGCTGCTTTTGATGCAGCTATAGATCAAAGTGGGGATAGAAAAGAAAAAAGAAAAACTGCTGCTGACTTTTTTACTTTAGGCGGTGATGATATTAATCAAGAATACTTTGACAATTTCAATAGAACAACTTACTTGCTTGGTCAAAACATAAACAGCAAAGTTTTTGGCGGTGCTGATGTACCAGCTTTTGAAGTATCAGATCTTACTTTAGCTAATGACATTGCAGCAGAGATTCAGTTAATGACTATAGACTTTACAACTTCAGACGAAGGAGCCGGTAAAGGTTTAGGTCAAAACTTAGTTTCAGAAGTTGTGGGTCAAAATAGAAATATCTTAGGCCCCTTAGTTTTGCTTGGTTTAGATAAAGTAGAGCAAAGAGCAGGTGGTACATACGCTGTTTCTATGGATCAACGACAAAAAACAAACATGGTTAGATCTTTAGTGTCTGTTCCTGAAATGGCAGAATACATGGATAGGCTTAAACGCAGCCCAGAAACTCTTAAATATGTTCAAGAGGCTATCCAAGAAAGTTTAGCTGCTGGTCAGACAGTTATCCAAGACTCTTCAGGCGCAATGGTTTCTAGAAATAGCTCTGTGTTTGCTATGCCTTTTAGAGAAGGAGGCGCACCTATTGCTTCTTTATTTGGAGTTACTATAGAGAAAGATGAAGCGGCTAGATTGGCTGAAACAGAAACTAACTTACAAAGTGGTATTCTTTTAGATACTTCTGATTTACCTGCTCAAAGGGCTGCTCAAAGAGCTGAAGCAGAAGCGGCTGAAGATCCTTCTATTAAACTTCTAAAGAGAAAAGAAGAGTTAGAAGCTAGGACTACAGACGCTCCAGCAGGAACAAGAAGTTCTGAAAAAGAAGAGTTATCTCGGGTTAATGCTGAACTAGCTGAGTTAGGTCAGGATACTAAACCTATTTACATGAATAGACAAACTAGATTAAGGCTTGAAGAGTCTATAGAGCAAAAGTTTAACTTAGAAGATCAAATAGCTAATGAGCCTCCGGGCGGTTCTAAAACTAAAACGGGCCAACGAAGAAGGGCTAAGTTAGGTGAATTTGAAGAAACTTTATCTTCTATAGATACTTCGGCTAAAAACGTAGCTGATGCTATTAAAGAGCTTAGGGGTTGGGAAGATATGGATGTAAGACAATCTTTAGCTAAAGTATATGACGAAGATTTTACTAATCAAGTACTAGCAGCACTCTATTTATAAGGTAAAGCATGGCTATATATAAAAAAGATTATACTCAGGTCCAAGACGCTGACGAGGTTAGTTTATATACACCTCCTGCAAATTTAAAAATGAGTGTTACACAGTTTGAAAGTAATCCTCAAGTTCAAGAAGACGCTGAAAAATATTTTAGTTGGGTAGCCAAACAGTTTCCTACAGTAGGAGGCGCACAAGGCTACGAAGATATTTCAGAGTCTATACGTGATGAAGATATGCGACTAACGGATCTTTTAACTAGAGGTCTTTTAGACGAAGAAATGCCAGAAGATGTAAAACAATCTTACCAAAGACTTAGAGATACTTGGGATAACAAGACTGAAATAAAAGGATGGAAAGAAGGTTTAGAAGCTACTATGGATTATGGCATAGATATAGTTTCAGATCCTTTAAACCTGTTAGGCCTTGTTTTTACAGGAGGCTCTAGCGTAGCTGCAAAAGAAACAGTTAAGTCTGGTGTTAAAGCAACCCTTAAAAAACTTGCGACTTCAGAGTCTACTTCAGCAGCAGCTACAAGAGGTGCTATAGCTGGTAGTGCTTGGACAGGTCTAGATAACTATGCTCGACAAAATGTAGAAATAAATGCTGGTATACGTGATGCTGTTTCAGGAACAGAAGTAGCCCTAATGACCGGCGCAGGAGCTGTGTTAGGTGGTGGCCTTGGAGCTGCAATTTCTTCTTTGTCTGGAGGTCTTACTAAGAATGCTCGTAGAATTGAGGATTTAAAAGAAGAAGTAAGTACGCCTAAATTAAAATCTAAAGAAGATGACTTAGAAGCTCCTTCAGAAGAGAAGCTAATCGAGGTTGAAGAAAAAGCTCCGCGTCAGTTAGGTTTGTTTGATACTGAAGAACCAGAACAGCTTCCTACACAAACAAATTTATTTGATGATTTAGTAGAAGACTTAGGAGGCGGTAAAGTTACTAAAGAAGAAGTTCAAGATCTTGTAGAAGAGACTACGGCTAACACAGAACCTAAAAAAATTAAAAATAAACTTTTGTTTGAGCTGGGCAGAATAGCAAATTCTTTTGGTGCGACTATAGCCTTTAAACCTGCGTCTCTTTTAGACTCTTATACTTCTTATTCTGGCTCTGCTAAAGAACTTCAAAAGAAATTTAGATACGACTTAGGTCGTAATATTTGGGGTGAGCGGGAATACGATCAACAAGACTTTTATGAAGTCATGAAAGAAATATCTGGTGAGTATTATACAAAAGTAAAACTGGCTATGGAGCCTATTCAGACTAATGTAAAAGGTGATTTAACAATCCCTGTAAACAACGAGTTAATGAGGGCGTTACGCGGCGAAACTGCGGATAATGAAAACATAAATATTATAGCAGGTTTTTTACGTAGGGATGTATTAGATAAGCTTGGTAAAGAACTTAGTGATGCTGGTTATATTGATGAGCCTATTGAGGGCTATGTGCCACGTTTCTGGAACCGTAAAGCTATAGAAAATAATCCTGAAGAGTTTGCAAGAAAGCTTATTGAAGCTGAAGAAGCCGAGGACTTAACCGAAGCAGAGGCAATTATAACTCAAATGCTCGATATAGAAAATCAAATAGGCGAAGGAAGTGTTGCTGGTAATAGTTTTTTTGCTAAAAGAGCTTTTACTAAACTTAAAGATAATGACTTTGAAGAATTTCTAGAAGGAGATATCAACAAAGTTTTAATTAATTATAGTTTTCAAACAGCAAAGCAGTTAGCTAAAAAACAAGTGTTTGGTGTTAAAAATCTTAATGAGTTTAAAAAGCGTTGGTTAAACCCTATAGCTGCTGAAATGGCAGACGCTGGTAAAACTTTAAGTAAAAAAGATCGTGACAGAATTACAAATCTTTATAGGACAGCTACAGGTGAAGATGTTAAACGCTGGGAAGGAACATTTAGTGGCGTAGTAGACTTTTACTCTACGGCTAATCGCCTCGCATACTTACCTTTAGCTACACTATCTAGTGTCACAGAAATATTTATTAATGTTCAAAAGGCTGGTGTAGTTAACACTATTAAAGGTTTTTCTCAGGCTTCTAAAGCTGGTAGACAAACAATTCAAACAAACTTAATAGATTTCTTAAAAAAGAATCACGACTTAAAAGAGCCTGAAATCTGGAGAGAGTTAAATAAATTTTCTATTGCTGTAGATACGGCTGCTGGTGATGTTGCCGAAAGACTTTCAGGTGATACACTTAATTCTAATTTTAGTAGAAGCGTGAACAACGGCTTTTTTAGATTTACTATGTTGGATCAGTGGACAAAGTTTGTTCAGCTAACTTCGTTTATTACGGGTAAAGAACTTATTGTAGAAAACCTTAAAAAGATTTCTGCGCGTGGAAACTTAGAGGACTCTGGTCGCACTAAAGCTATGCGCGATGAGCTTAAAGAATTAGGTGTAGATATAAACAAGGGTCTTCAGTGGATCGCAAGAGGCGCTAAAGAAGACGATGAGTTTTACACAGCAGTTCAAAGAGGGGCTTCGCGTTATACTAATGAGGTTATTCTAACGCCGACTCCTGAGTCAGGACTAAAGCCTACTTTATTATCTAATCCTAAAACTTCTATTCTTTTTCAGTTTATGGGATACCCCGCTGCTTTTTCAAATACTATTCTTAAAAACGCAGCTACTAAAATGATGCGTGATCCTGTAGGTAACGTACCTAAAACATTGGCTGCTGGTCTTATTATGACAGAAACGGCTCGATGGACTAACTGGGCTAGAAGCCACGGTGAAAGCGAGAAGTTTAAATCAGAAGAAGAAATTTATGTTGAAGCTGTAAAGCGTTGGGGCGGTAACGGTTTAATAGCAGATATGATGGCAAGGGCTAATAAGTCTGCTGAAATATATCAAAGTCAAACAGCTTACGTTTCTTCTATGTTGGGGCCTGTAGGCCAAGACATTTATAAAATAATTAAACGTGATAGCCCCGTTAGATTTTTAGGTGAAAAAGTTCCGTTCTATGGAGCTATAAACACTATTAGCCCGGAAGCTAAGAAAGACTACGATACTTTTATTAGAGATTTAGATTCTCAAATGAGAGACTACACAGTTCCTGAAAGACCTCCTAGACGCTTTGAGTTTAAAAAAGGAGGTGAAGTAGACATACCTCAAGCTTCTCCTGAACCCGATGAGCGTATAGATAAAATGACAGGGCTTCCTTACAACGTACAAGCCGGTACTGCTTTCATGGATGAAGAAGATCCTTTAAGACGTATGGGTTTTGGTAAAGGCGGTGAAGTAGATCCTTTGGTAAGATTGGGTTTACACGAAGGCTCTAAAGTAACTACTAAGGGCCGTAAAGTTTATGAAGATGAAAAAGGTAAATATTCAGAACGTACTGAAACAATACAGCTAGATAACGGGGATTGGGTTAACTATCCTACTATAGATAAAAAAGGAAATAAAATACCCGAACGATTATTTAAAAAGCTTGTCGAATCTCAGTTAACTAAAGATGGAGCTGTTGATTTTATTACAGGAGAAACACTTCCTACGTATAAAGACATGGATACTGCTATTAAAGCAGCTAAAAGTAGATCATATAGTTTACTAAAGGATAAATAATGTATAAATATTTTAGCACAGAAGAACTTAAGTGTCAACACTGTGGCGCTGATGGGATGGATGAATCTTTCATGGTTAAAGTAGAAGCACTACGCCATGAGTTAGGATTTCCTTTTGTTGTTACTTCTGCTTATCGCTGTAAGGATCACATCATTGAGCGTAAGAAAAAAACTCCCGGCGCACACGCTTCGGGTCACGCTATAGATATTGCTGTTAGTGGAGACAAAGCTCATAAGCTTTTAGATGCTGCGCTAAGGGTGGGTATGACTGGCATAGGCGTTAATCAAAAAGGCAATAATAGATTTATACATTTAGATGACCTTGAGTGGGATGAAGGCCGTCCTCGTCCTTGGGTGTGGAGCTATTGAGGCTAGTTAAATGCGTTGGTTATTACTTTTACTTATGCTGCCTTTGTTATCCTTTGCAGCAGACCAAGCTGTTATGGGAGATACAACAGACAGCGATAACAGCCAAGAGGGTAGTTTAAATACTAATACCGTAGGAAGTACTGTAAGCAGCCACAACCAAACAGAAGATAGATCAATAAGTAATACGTACAACGGAGCAGGAAGCTCTTCTGAAATGCCAGTAGGCTCTGCAATAGCGCCTACATATATGTCTAATGGAGTAGAAACTTGTCTACAAGGGCAGGGAGGAAGCATTCAGACAGGCATAGTCGGTATTACCAAAGGTAATTATAAATCTGATAACGATTGTAACAGGCGTAGAGATGCTAAAGTTTTAAGCGATCTAGGCATGAAAGTTGCTGCTATTGCTAGGATGTGTGAAGACCCGGACGTATGGAGAAGCATGTTTGTTTCAGGTACGCCTTGTCCTATCCTTTCTGGCAGTAAACTTGTTGTAGGTAAAAGGGCTTTCCTTCTGATGAAGCGCGAGCCTGAGTTGTACATACCAGACTACGGAAAAGTAAAGATGCGCGTACATGCCACATTTAGCAAAAGACCTGCGTATCCTACTTACACAGAAACACAAGAGTGGTACAACAAGATATTGAAAATAGGAGAAACTATTAATGATGAAGAGAATAATGATGATGTTATCTCTGTGTCTATTAAGTTCCGTAGCTCACTCCAATGAGTTAGATGCTTTAATTACTTCTAGCACTGCACTTGTTAATCAAATAGACAGAGGTATCAAACTTGCTGGTGCTGGTTATGCTTATTCAAACACAGGAGGAGCTTTGACAAACGGTAGCCTTGCTGGGACTGCTCACATAAGCACTGCTCAGTTAAATGCTTACAACACCGCTTTGGGCAACATGGGAGACTATCAAGCCTATGGAGATGTCCAAGCCTTATTGGAGGCACAAGCAGCCACAGAGTTTGAACTGATGAATACTGCCGTAGAAGAGTTCACGGACGTAGTAGTAGAAATGATTGCGGTCGTAGAGGTTGCAGAGATTGCTGCTGAGGCAGAAACTCCCGACGATAAAGCAGAAGTTCAAGAATACGTTGTTGCAAACGAGTCAACATTAACAATTACACAGGATCAAGTAGACACCTACAATCAATCTTTAGATGATATAGAAGAACATGGTAACAATGCTTCAGCATATCTAGGTGTAGCAGCCAACGAAGACGCAGTAGCTTTTTTACAGCAAGGAGCTGAAAATAATAATACTAATGCAAACGAAGGCACACTAACATTTTCTCAGAATCAACAGTGGGTAAAACTGTCTCACACTGGAACTAACAACGCTAGTGCGGTGTACATAAATGGGCAACAAGGATCGTTTGGCATGGACTTTTACTTAAGTGAGGCAGATTGGTTAGCGACAGGAGCTGAAAGTGAGTTGTATCTAACTGGCCCTACTGCATTAGGCTACAGATGTTTCATGTTTAACGAGGATTGCGACTGATGAGTTTAGCGGAAACAGAACTAACAATCGGTGGTACGTCTTTTAAAGGCGTATACATCGCTATATTACTTAGCCTAGCTACAACACTAGGAGGCGGTGTATGGACTGCAAGCAGCCTCTACAGCCGTCTAGAAGCGGTAGAAGCCTTACAGATACCTGATGTTGTTCCTATTACAGAAGAGGTAGGTCGTGTTGAGGCTGAGTTAGCGGAACAAATAAAACTGATTCAGCAGGAACTTATTGCTAATGACGTAAATCAATTACAAGGTAAGCTTGCAGAGCTAGGGGTTAATTTAAAAACTATAGCAGAGCAACAAGCCAAGCTGCTTACAATCAACGAGAAAGTAATAGAGCTTGAAAAAGAACTAGAATCTATGCGTGTTACAGTTACACAGGCTGAACTAATGACAAAAGATTTAAAAGATGTAGATTCTAAATTAAAGAAAATAGATACAGAAATAGAAGATCTGTGGTCAGGAATGGATTACTTATCTAATCCTTTGAACTAGGAGAAAGCTATGAGCATTATAGGTAACTTGATAGGTGGATTAGGAGGCAAGGTTGTAGACGCTGTATCAGCCCGTAGCGAGCGTAAACACCAAGAAAAGGTAAAGACCTTAGAGATTGAAGAAGCTCGCCACAGAACGAAGCTAGAGGCTACTATGAGAGGACAGGAAATGGACAACTCTTGGGAGCTTGAACAGATTCGTAACTCTGGATGGAAGGATGAGTTTGTATTACTTCTTCTTTCTATTCCTATGGTTCTTAGTTTTATTCCGGGTACTGTTCAGTATGTAGAAGATGGCTTTGCTGCTTTATCTAAAACACCTGACTGGTATCAGTGGTTAATACTAGCAGTGTTTGCAGCCATTTATGGTATTCGTGTTTGGAGGAGAAAGTAATGGCACAAAAAAAATCTACGGTTAATAAAGCAGGTAACTATACTAGGCCTACTATGCGTAAGAATCTATTTAATAAAATTAAAGCAGGTTCAAAGGGAGGTAAAGCTGGTCAATGGTCAGCACGTAAGGCTCAAATGTTAGCTAAAGAATACAAAGCTCAGGGTGGAGGGTACAAGTAATGGCTCTTAAAAAGTCTCAGAAGTCTTTAAAGGCTTGGACAAAACAAGATTGGGGTACTAAATCTGGTAAGCCTTCTACTCAGGGGCCTAAAGCAACGGGTGAAAGATACTTGCCTAAAAAGGCTCGACAGTCTTTAAGCTCTACTGAATATGCAAAAACCAGCGCAAAGAAACGCAAAGACACAAAGGCGGGTAAGCAGCATAGTAAACAGCCTAAAAAGATTGCAAAGAAAACTAGAACTTATCGAAAAGTATGAGGACTCTAGTAGTTTTACTGCTACTACTAATTATAGTTTGGCTAGATAAAAAAGAAGAGGAATATATAGATGGCTCACGAAACACGTAGAGAAAACCTAATTAAAAAACATAGGCTCAAAGGCGTTAATAAACCTAAAAGAACCCCTGACCATCCTAAAAAATCTCATGTTGTGTTGGCTCAAGAAGGTCATAATTTAAAATTAATCCGCTTTGGTGAGCAAGGTGCTAGTACAGCAGGTAAACCTAAGGCTGGTGAGTCCGATAAAATGAAAAAGAAAAGAGCTAGTTTTAAAGCTCGTCATGCTAAGAATATTAAGAAAGGTAAAATGTCAGCAGCTTATTGGGCAGACCGTACAAAATGGTGAGGATACACAAAGCAACGTGGATTGATGCTTCAGGCGGGGGTAACGTAGGCTGGCGATCTATAGACGAGCTAGTCAGCACTAAACCTGCAAAGGTTATATCTTGCGGTATAATCTTACGTGAAGATGATATTTCAATGACTATATGTCCTCATTTTATTTTAGATGAGGAAGGTCAGCCAGAACAGGGAGACGCTGAGATTGTTATACCCAAACAGTGGCTGCTCAGTTGTGATTTAATTAACTGATCTTATATCTAATCTTTCTGCTTTAGCGGCTTTGTTAGATAGCTCAATAACAAAGTCCGAATGCTTCTTTAAAAGACTCGTAATTATTTCAATGTTTTCTTCAGCTAATTCTATCGAGGCTAAAGCCGTAATAATTTCAGAGTTAGTTCTAAGTACAGTAGACAGTCTTGTCTCAGGTGTAAAATATATATCGTCCATTATAATGCCTGTAGTTGTTTTTCTAAATAAGAATGTAAAGGATCTAACTTAAGATGACTTTCTCTAAGAATGTTCCTGATATAATTTTGGGTATGTACATCCGAAAAAACATTTTTAATTTCATCTTCGGGGAAGGAACTAAGCTCAGTACTTAGTCTCCCCCTATGATCAATAATAACTCTAAACGAAATTAAATTACCTTCTTTCATATCTCACAAACCCCCGCAACACACGCTAAGGTTTGAGTGCCTTCAGTGTTGTCGTCTAACTCTTCAATGTCCCACTCCATATCTTTAGGCATTTCTTTTAAAAGCTTTTGATACGTAGCCTTGTCTATCTTCTGGTAAGGCGCTTGCTTGTACACATGCTCTGCTTCTGGAAGAAAGCTAATGCCGCTAACGCTATCAAAGTTTTCCCAGATCCACTGGCACACAGAGTAGAAGTTATCGTCGTTATAATAACAAGTCATAGAAGGCTTATGCTCACACCAGCTATCTTGATAGACCTTCCACAGCTTTAACTGTTCCATAGCACCCATGCTTTCTACTGTTACGGCTTTATTAGGAGCCTTCTGAGGGAAGCTGAACACCCAGTTAGAGCTGTTCATTACGTCTTCTTCATGTGGAAACCCTGCATCAATCATAGCTGTAGCAAGAGGATCTTTCTTGTCTGCTCGTACAGTCCTAATGTAGTACTCACTGAAGCGAGGATGAATACCGCTGGCGCTGTCAGTTAGCTGAGATACAGTACCCGAAGGCTTAACACAGGTGATAGCAGCAGATTGGTTGATGCCTAGCTTGTTAGCCCACTCTTTGTTAGTCTCTACTGCAATGTCCCTAAGAGTCTCTAAGAGTCTTCCTAGTGCAGCCTCACCCGTCGATCCGTTTGTAAGCTTACAGTCCATGATGCCTGTCATAGATACACCAAGCAACGATTCTTCTTCTGTATTCTTTTTCCAAATGTTACGCAGGTAACGAAAGTCAGTCATAGTAGCTTGCAAAGTACCAAGGATTGTAGCTGTCCGTACCTTTTTCTTAAGTGTTTGAAGTGTATCATCTTCCCGCACAACAACCTCAGACAGGTTACAGAACTGATAAGGTCGTAAGATAATCTCAGAGCAGGGATTAGTACCAAACTTAAATGAGGCATCTCTACGCTCATTACGTGCTGCTACTTTTTGTGCTGCAATACGACTGAAAATACCACGTTCACCAGACTTAGAATCATATAATCTTTTCATCTCAGAAGAGTATGTATCAAAGTCAGGCTTCTCAGAATAGACAGCACTGTTGTTTGCTAAGGCTCGTTGACCGTTACCTAAGTACCACTCACCATTCTTAGCATTAGCCATACGGTTATCAGTAACATTACTCAAAGAAATTAGAGCTGACCTACGCACACCACCTACAACAACAATGTCTGCAATCTTGCATACTAGATCATGACACTCCAGTGACGTTAGCTTACGTCCTGTTGCAGCTTTAAACATATCAACAGTAAAATTAAATAGTTCTGCTAAAGGCTGTGGACCACTAGCTCTGCCTCCAAATGTCTTTAGCCTAGCCCCTGCTGGACGTACCCTAGTAAGATCACACTTAGGTATCTTACCGGCGTACAAAAGACTTATTAATTCTCTGAAGGCGCTTGCCCAGCCTACCTTGCTGTCAGATACAACAACGGTAGAGTCTGTCTCATGGAAGCTGTCAGCGACTTCTGGAAGGCTGTTAACGTAGTCACGTTCTACACTAAAGCCTACACCTGTGCCGCATAATAAAATATACATTAGCTCGTCAAAGGAACGAGGGCTGTCGATAGGAAGGTAAGAACAATTAAATCCTGCTACGTTGTCACGGTGTAATGCTGCTCCTGCTGTCATCATGCAACGCATTGAAGGCATTACTTCTTGTCTAGTAATAGATTCAAATAGCTCTTCGGCTTCTGAGTCTCCAAGCTGGTTACGCTCTACAAAGAAAGCAAGGTAACGATTAACTGTTTCTCCCCATTCTTCACGACGTTTCTCTTCATCCATGTAACGTGCATATCTACTCTTGTGTATGTATTGTTGATACTGATCCATCAAACAGCTCCTCATCTGCGTCTATTTTTCTTAATTCTTCTAACCGAATACTTTTAAAGTTTTTATTATCTTTAGTCACTTTACCTTTACGTTTTTTATGGTACTTGTCCCTACGAACAGTTTTCCGGTCGATGTAATTCTTATCCATCTTGTTCCAAGACCTTCAACAGCTTATCTTCGTACCATGCCGCCTTTCTTAGATCCTCCGTTCCGTTTTTGTACGGATAACGCCAACGATACTTCAGACTGTTTCCGCGTAAATAACCAACAAACTCTTCGGGGCTTAACATGGCGCGGATTCCGTCTATACATTCTATATCTCCGTTGTTGTAGTGCTGAGGTCTGTTAACATTGTCCCACTCTTGAGGGGTTGCGTCATCAATACCAACTTTCTTTTTAGTGTGCTGTTTCATTCTTGCTCCTCTGGATAATCGGGATTAAGTTCAATACGGCATGAAGAGTCAATCCAATCTTTAGGAATACTATAGACACTGTACCACCTAAATCCGTTCCTTTCTGCCCACTCAGCATGTGACCTTTTAGTCCCATCCTTTCTTCGTTTTGCTCCGGGCATAGGGGCAGCAGGGTCAGCAAATAAAAATACAAGCTCTATGTTTTTAGGAAGAGCCTTTTTAACCCATACATATTTATTATGTTCTGCATAATCCCAGAACCTTCCTTTAGCTTCAAGGTAAATTATTTTTTTATCAAGCTTTCTTATAAAGTCAGGATGATATGTATGCTCTACCACATAGCTAATCTTTTCTGAATGAATCTTCCAGTCTTTTAAAATACCAGAATGTAATTCATATTCCCAGTTAGAGTCATAGCCTTTCACAACATTTTTTTCTGTCGGTCTTTTAACTCTTCTTTTACGAACACCAGATCTTATTTTTGCAGCCACGATATATCCTCAATGCTTTCTAAAGATACACCGGCTTTATAAAGCTTTTTAATTTTCTGTTTAGCCCAACGGCGTGTATAAAAAGTTACGTGCCTAGATCTTTTAGCTACAAAGTAAGGGGCTTCCGGCAGCATAACTTTAAAGTTTTCTTCTGTAATATCATCTGCTGCTTCTTCAGGCACAATGGTTTTTAACCATTTAATAAGAAGCTTGTCTGATAGTTTATTTATTTTTTTAATTTGTTTAGCGTTCATAAACCTCATCAACCTTTGGAGACTTTCTAACTTTAGTAAAGTATACATTACCTTTAGCGTATCTAAAAGTTCTTAGTCCTTTACCATCATTAGAATCTTTATGACATTCAAACTTATGAGGACAGTAAGAACAATTCTTAGGAAGCTTCATATTGCCCGACTTACCTTCAGGTATGGGCTGATAACACAAAGCAGGAGGGTTAACTAAAGTAAGTTTATGCTTAAGATCTTTAATATGTTTTGTGATGTTAGGCTTATCTAGTTCTTCTGGTTGGTAAAAACAAAGCTGTCCCGTTTCTTTGTTAATAACAAGAAAGCCGCCGTTGTCTGTGCCTTCTGCATGTTCATAGGCGGTAAGCTGTGCTAGATAACCAAAAGGATCATCCTCGGCTAAAAGCCCTTTAGCAAACTTACTAAAAGAAAAACCAGAAGCAGATTTAATATCGACTACTTCACCGTTTATCTTACAATCCATGTGTCCTTTTAAACCAGAAACCTCTATTTCTTTCTGCTCGTCAGTGACTTTGTTGCCCGACATACGGACTAACAAAAGAAGTACTTCTTCTAGAAGATGTCCATAAAGAAACTTAATAAATAAAGAGGGGTCTAGTCTTCTGTTTTCTGATTCAGTTTTCTGATCGAACCATAACTGTCTAGCAGGTTTACCTATGTTAGACATCCGTAAGTAAAAACCTTTTCTGTCTTGAGGTTTAGACCATTCTTTAATTACATTTTTTATAGCCTCTCCAAACTCTTCTATTACCTCTTCAGATAAGTCTAAAGGACCATCATTAAGTTTATCTAAGGTACTATAAATATCTTCTACAATCATTTTCTATGCCTTACAAATCTACATTTACGTGTCTCTGAGTTGTAATGTAAATATTGAACATTAAGTTTCTTTTGTATTTCTGTTTTACCAGAAAGCCTACCATCTTTATAAGACTTTACATCTATTAGAATAACCTTTCCTTCAGGATCTAAAGCTACAATATCGATAGGCCCTGTACAACCACAGTTCTTAAATACATGATAGCCGTTATCCCACAACCAAGTTATGGCATAGTGTTCTGCTAAGTCTCCTATCCTGCTGGAGTCATGTTTTTCTTTTATGTTAATTAATTTCATTTATAAAATCCTCCACACTTTTTAACTCATTCTGTTCTAAAGTATGGTGTAGGTTTCTACCAAAAGAAGTTATATTAGAATCGTCAATTAACTTTTCTTTAGACGCAAGACCCACACACTTATACGTTGGAAATGAGCCTATCATAAGCATATAATAATCACAAGCTTTATTCTTTTTATATAAAGGTAATATAAGTCTACCGTTAGGATACTTAGTTGTCTTTACATCTACAGTTAAGTTTTTATAAATAAAATCTTCAATGGCTGGTTTACCCGGATTTAAATCAGGCCACACATTTAAAATCTTAGCTGCGGCTAACTCAGACCCAGCGCCTTCAAGTTCAGTTTGTTGATCAGACTGAGGGCCTACCTTAAGATTTTTAATACCTGATGCTCTAGAGCTTTTAGTTCTTACTTTAGCAATAAACTCAGCTATCTTTTGTTCGTATTTTGTTAGCTCAATTTCAGTGTGTTTCACTCCAGTTAGCTCCTATCTTATACTCACCGTCCAAAGGACATTTAAGTTCAAGCACTTTACCAGCTTCAATAATTGCTTCAACACCCAGTCTACCTACTTCATCAGCTTGGTCTTCTCTTACTTCTATTTGCCACTCATCATGAACATTGGCTACGAACTGAGCATCTAAATCTCTAATCTTATCTTTTAATAAAATCAATGCTTGCTTCATGACAATAGCTCCAGCACCTTGTAGCAATGTATTTAAAGCACTGTGTTCTGATCTGATGTAAAGCTTACGTCCGTCTAATGCTTTGAGGTAATTCTTTGCTGATGCTCTAGAGACTCTATCCTTAAGATTCTTAAATGATGGGAGATTATCAATAAATGATTTTCTAAGGTTCCTTCCAGTATTTCTACCTCCCCCTGCCACTGTTCCAAGTTTAGCATCTCCTGCTCCGTATAGAAGGGCATAGATGAAAGTCTTAGCCTGATTTCTTGATTCAAGTCCTGCAAGTTTTTGATTAGCGGTGTGTATGTCTCCATTAAGGATTTCATCGGTATACTCCTTGTCATTCATATAGTGAGCAAGCATTCTCAACTCAAGACCACTAGCATCGATGCCTACTAATTTATAACCTTCAGGCACTGACCAACAAGCCCTACACTCTTTACCATAAGAAGAGGACAGGCTGGGTATCTGGGCCATGTTAGGGCCTCTATGTGTCATCCTACCTGTGATGGTTCCGTTGTGGTTAACAAAGCCATGCACCCTTCCTGTGTCTTCATTTAACTCATCTAACCAAGAGTTAACTTGAGCAACTCTTTTTTGAATCATTAAGTATTCTGCTATTACTTCTGCTTCTTTAATGTCTTTAATCTCAGACAATATCTTTTCATCTATTTTAGGTTGCCCTGTAGGTGTAAACTCTTGAGGCTTCCAACCAAACTCCTGTAAGTATTCACCTATCTGCTGTCTCGATCCGGGGTTAAAGTCTTTAGTGTATACTCTTGTTACATGGCTTTCATGCTCTAAAGTTTTATGTTCTTCATCTGTAAGTCTTACACCTTTACCAAAGTTATCCAGACCTATTTTAAGTAGCTTACCTTTGGGGCTGTAGCGACGATAAATCTTTTTGTATTCTTTCTTAGGTACAAATACTTTCTGTATCTCATTAGTAATTGTATCTATTCTAGAATTAAGATGGGCTAGTAACTTAGAGGCAGCTTCTACATCAAGCAGAAAGCCATAGTCTCTTTGCTTTGAAAGTATCTTACATACCTCATGTTCTATAACAACGCTTTGTTTTGTAAAGCCTTTAGATTCTTTCTTTAACTCATTGTAAACTTTGTAGTTAAGAAATACATCTTGCTCACAATACTTAAGCATCTCTTCAGAGTATCTTGTGTATTCTTCAAACTCAATCTTGGGTGAACCAAGGGCATAGCCCCAGCGTTCAAGGCCGTGATTACCTTCTCGTACAGGATTAAAGAGGCGTGACAAAACTAAAGTATCTACAAGCTCCTTATCTGTTAGATCAACACCTGTAAGTTTTTTTATTACAGGAACATCAAAGCCTATGATGTTATGACCAATAAGCTTATCTGCATTCTTAAGAAGTTCTAAACCCTCCTCCAACTGAGAAGGGCCGAAAGATACTTGAACTTCTGTATCTATATCTAAGGCAGACAAGCACCATATTTTTGTTGCATTAAGATCATCTGTCTCAATGTCAAAGACTAAAGACTTCAAAGCTCTATCTCCTCTATTTCATCTTCATCAGGAAAGGTTTCAGATAACCTACCAGTTTCTTTATCATATAGCAAGTGAGTCGCCATTCCAACATCACCTGTGTATCTAGATTTTAAAATACGCATATGGGTTGTCTGTGCTTCTAAAGGATTGTCTGCTTGTTGATTACGCTCCAAGGCAATAACACAATCTGATATATGGGCTATACCACCGGAGCCTCTAAGATGACTAAGGTTAACCTCAACACCATTCTCATGGCCCCTGTTACCCTCAAGTCTTCTTAGGTGGGATACTAAGATTAGCCCAGCGCCTGTTTGTTCTACAAGCTTCCTTAACTGCGTCATGATTCTATCAATTAGAATACGTTCGTTGCTTTCATCCGATGCGGAAACCAGCATATGTAAGTGATCTACAATTACCCATTTACAACCACAGCCTATAATCATGTATCTAATTCTAGACATGATTTCATCAAAGTCACTAGCACCAAAGTGTGCATAGATCCAGACACGATCTTTATGCTGCTCAAAGAATTTATTACTTAGGTTGTCATACTCTTCACCAAGGTCTTCACGGATCTGATCAATGTATAGTCTTTGATTAGCCTCAATAGAAAGTATGCCGTCAGCGGTAC